TATTGGGTTAAATTCAGTAGCTGGCTATCAAATGAAGTCAGCTAGAAGATCTCTTAATATTCTTTTTCAAGAATGGGGTAATAGAGGTATTCACTATTGGGAAATAGATGAACTTAATTTAGATTTGATTGAAGGGCAATCAGACTACGATTTTTTTAGATCTAGCGCTGATGGCACAAGTGCAACTTCAACACCAGCTGATGTCTTTGGAATGTCAGATATTCTTGAAGCACAATTAAGATCTAATAGAACTCAAACCACTCAATCAGATAGTCCAATGACTAAAGTTGATAGATCTACTTACGCAGGTTTTTCTAATAAATTATCTAAAGGTACTCCTAACCAATATTGGGTAGAGAGATTTATTGATAAAGTTAGAGTTCACGTTTACCCAACTCCAGACTCAACTAATGCATCTAAAGACATGCATTTTTATTATATAAAAAGAATTCAGGATATAGGGGATTATACAAATGCAACTGACGTTCCATTTAGATTTGTGCCTTGCATGGTTGCAGGTTTAGCTTTTTACTTATCACAAAAATATCAACCACAAATGACACAAGCTATGAAGTTATACTATGAAGATGAATTTGCTAGAGCATTAGCAGAAGATGGTTCAGCTTCTAGTACATACATTACACCAAAAGCATATTACCCAGGATCATAATGGCAAAGTACGCAACAGGTAAGCACTCAAAAGCAATATCAGATAGATCTGGTGTAGAGTTTCCATACAGAGAAATGGTTAGAGAATGGAACGGTGCCTTTGTTCATGTTTCAGAATTTGAACCAAAGCAACCACAATTAGAACCAAAACCAATTTCAGCTGATGGTATAGCATTAAGAAATGTTAGAAGTGATAGAACAGAACCAGCTACAACTGTTAGAATACCTAACAATGGTTTTGAAACATACGAAGCAGGTTCTTCAGTTATAAATGTTTTTTCACCTGGACATGGATTAACAGACAACACAACATACAGATTTAGAGGACCACCAACTACATCTGCAGGTGGAAATGTTTTTAAATATGCAAATCCTGCAGACTTTGATGGCATACTAGGTTCTAATATTGCAAAATCTGCTGGATATACAATAAGAACAGGAAGATATAAAAACGATGCAAGAGATGTATCAACTGACTACATAACTAATAATTTTTTCTTTTTTACAGTTGACACAAATACTGCTACAAGTGGTAATATAAAAGGAGGAGGTTATGGTTGTTCAATAGGGCCCATAACTATAGAAGCATGATTAAAAAATTTATTTGTAAACTATTTGGTATTAAACAATGTCAGTGTAAAAACAACGAAGAAGTTGAACAAAAAGGATTTCCAATAATAAACGAAGTAAATCGTAAATTAGAAAAAATAAATAGAAAACATGGTAAGGAGTCAGAATAATGGCAGGTTTAAGTTATAGTGGACTAGTTACACAAATTAGAAATTACACAGAAACAGACTCTAATGTTTTAACAACAGATATTTTAGAAAGCATAATTTTAAATGCACAATATAGAATTTTTAGAGATGTGCCAATTGATGCAGATAGAAAACAACAAACAGGTAATTTAGTTACAGGTCAAGAAACAATTAACGCTCCAGCAGGTGCAGTTTTTATTAGGGCCATACAAGTTTATGATTCAACATCAGCTACAACTGGAGCAAACGTATTTTTAGAAAAAAAAGATGTTACGTATTTACAAGAATATGTTTCCTCTACAGAGTCAGCTAAAAGAGGACAACCTAAATATTATGCTATGTTTGGTGGTGCTACAGGAGAATCTGATACTACATCAGGTAGAATGATGTTTGCTCCTGTTCCAGATTCAACATACAAATTTAGAGTTCATTATAATGTAGCCCCTGCAACATTAGAGTCTGGTAATATTACTAATTATATTAGTCTTAACTTTCCTAATGGTTTGTTATATTGTTGTTTATCAGAGACATATGGTTTTTTAAAAGGTCCTATAGACATGTTGACATTATACGAAAATAAATATAAACAAGAGGTACAGAAGTTTGCTAACGAGCAAGTCGGTAGAAGACGAAGAGACGACTACACAGATGGTGCAGTTAGAATACCGGTAACCTCAGCAAACCCGTAGGAGTAAATTATGGCAATAACATCAGCAATTTGTACAAGTTTTAAACAAGAAATTTTAGTTGGCACACACAACTTAACAGCAACAAGTGGAAACACTTTTAAAATAGCTTTATTTACAAGTGATGCATCTTTAGGGGCTTCAACTACAGCTTACTCAACATCGAATGAAATTACAAATTCATCTGGAACTGCATACACTGCAGGCGGAGCAACATTAACTAGCGTTACACCAACAACTTCTGGAACGACTGCAATCTGTGATTTTTCAGACGTTAGTTTTACTTCTGCATCTTTTACAGCTAATGGTGCATTAATTTATAATGATACACAATCAGATAAAGCTGTAGCTGTTATTGCATTTGGTTCTGATAAAACTGTAACAAGCGGAACTTTCACAATTCAATTCCCAACAGCAGACGCAAGTAACGCAATCATAAGAATAGCATAAGGAGGGACTCCTTATGTCTACATCAATATGGGGTGGAGACGACCCTCTCGTAGCATGGAATGAAAACTCATGGCAATCTAATCTTGCAACTGTTTCATTAACAGGTGTATCCGCAACCACATCAGTTGGAAGTGTAAAATCTTTTCCTGAAGCAGGATGGGGATCTGATGGTTGGGGTGAAGATGGTTGGAGTGGAACTTTTATAGTAACTTTAACAAGTGCAGGTGTTGCAACAACATCTGTTGGTTCCGTAACAGTAGATGCAGAAATAGGTTCTGGTTGGGGTAGAGGTGAATGGAACAACAACGAAGGTTGGGGTATTCAAGGAACAGTATTACTTGATGGACAATCTGCAACAGTAAATGTTGGATCACTTTCTCCTGCTGATGTAATGGGATTAACAGGAATTTCTGCAACATCAAATGTTGGAACTCCTACAATAATTGGTAATGTAACAATTGTAACAACTGGAATTTCTGCAACAACAAGCGTTGGATCTTTAACGACAGCAGATGTAATGGGACTAACAGGTCAAGCAATGACCTCTGCAGTAGGTTCAATAACACCTTCGGATGTTATAGGAGTCACTGGTGTTTCTGCATCAACAGCTGTTGGAGATACTACCATTACTTCAAATCCTACTATTTTACCAACAGGACTTTCTGCAACAGTAAGCGTAGGTTCATTAACACCTGCAGATGTTATGGGACTAACTGGAGTTTCTGCAACAACAAGTGTAGGATCTTTAAGTCCTCCTGTTGTAATGGGATTAACAGGAGTTGTTGGAACAACATCTGTTGGAGAACTATTTATTCAAGCATTTCAAGACATTGACACAGGTTCAAATACATCGTATACAAGTGTTGCAACTGGATCAAATACAAGCTATAGTGACGCTGCATAATAGGAGAAAAATTTATGGCATCAACATACACACCTCTTGGTATAGAACTTCAAGCAACTGGAGAAAATGCCGGTACATGGGGTACAAAAACTAATACCAATTTATCATTAGTAGAACAAATTTCTGGCGGTTACATCGCAAAAAGTATTGCAGGTAGCGCACAAACAACTGCATTAGCAGTTTCTGATGGATCAACTGGTGCAGAACTTGCACACAGAATGATTGAATTTACAGGAACTATTACAGGAAATCAAATTGTAACTATTCCAATTGATGTTCAAACATTTTATTTTTTAAGAAATTCAACTTCAGGATCACACACAGTACAATTTAAATACGCTTCTGGTTCAGGTGATTCTTTTACTTTTGCAGCAACAGACAAAGGAGATAAAATTGTTTTTGCAACAGGAAATGATGGAACTAATCCTGACATAGATACACTAGCAATTGGAACTGGTATATCAGATGTTGTTGATGATACATCACCACAACTTGGTGGCAACTTAGATACTAATTCACACAATATTTTAATTGATGATGCACATTTTCTTGCTGATGAAAATGGTAATGAACAAATAATATTTCAAACAACATCATCTGCAGTAAACCAGTTTGATGTTACAAACGCTGCCACTGGTAATGCACCAAGTATTTCTGCAACAGGTGATGATTCAAATATTGATATGGTTCTTATACCAAAAGGAACAGGTGAAACTAAAATTGGTACGGGAGCAGCAAACGCCACTCTTACATCTAGCGGAGCACATGATTTAATATTAGATACTAACTCCGGAACGAACTCTGGAAACATTACAATTACAGATGGTTCAAATGGCAACATAACTCTTACTCCAAATGGAACAGGAGATGTGGTTGCAGTTGCTGACACATTAACAGTTGGTGATGCTGACGCTGCAGCAACAATATCTTCTAACGGTGCCGGCACTCTTACTCTAACAACAGGTGGAGCGTCAGACTTAGTTTTAAATACAAATAGTGGAACGGACTCAGGTAACATAACTATTACTGACGGTTCAAACGGTAACATAACTCTTACTCCAAACGGAACAGGAGATGTGGTAGCCTCTGCTGACACATTAACAGTTGGAGATTCTGGAGCAGCAGCAGTTATAAACTCTAATGGGGCTGGAACTCTTACAGTAACGACAGGTGGAGCGTCAGACCTAATTTTAAACACAAACGGTGGAACTAGTGCTGGAACTGTTACGCTTACAGACGGTTCAAATGGGGACATAACAATAGCACCAGATGGCACTGGTAGAGCAAAAGTGACTAATGCTACAGGAACAAGTTCTACACAAGTCGTAACTACTGATGGAAAAGGTATTGCCTTTGCCATGGTTTTCGGGTATTAATCTAAAAGGAGAATAAAAAATGGCAACACCGAATCTTGTAAATATAGCAACGATCACACCTAAAAATGCTATGGGCACTTTAGGGGATACAAACAGAACTACTATGATCGATGTTCCTGCAGAAACTGCAGTAAGAATTGACACAATATTATTAGCAAACATTGATGGAACTAATGCTGCTGACGTAACAGTAGAGATTAGTAATGACAATGGTTCAACTTATTATAAAATCGCAAGCACAATTTCTGTGCCTGCAGATTCAACATTAGATTTAATTGCAAGACCTATCTACTTAGATGAAACAGATTTAATAGCTGTAACAGCTGGCGCTGCTAGTGATATAGCTTTTCATGTTTCTTATGTAGAAATGGTAGATTAATTTTAAGGAGGAAAGATAAAAAATGCCTAGAATAATTAAACCGGTAGCTAAAGGAGACATTTCAGTTCCAACTATTCAAGTCGATAGTTCAGGAAGAATTTTTTCTGCAAGTGCAGGATCAGCTGGTGGTGGAATGTTTAATCCTACAAGATTAAGCACAGGACCAGCTAGCGGAACTCATACAATAAACCCTGCATCTAATGCAGTTGGAGTATATTTATTTGGAGCCGGTGGTGGAGGCGGAGGAGCAGCCTCAAATCCTAACGGAAAAGGTGGCCCAGGTGGAAACGGTGGGTTTGGTTATTATGGTGGTCCGGTTACTGGAGGAACAGGAATATCATTCTCAGCAGCAGGCCCTGGAGCAGGTGCTAGTCCATCAGGATCTCCATCAGCTAATCCCGGAACTGCCGGAGCGGCAAGTAATTTTGGAAATTTTACTGCAAACGGAGGAAACGCTGGGGGAGGAGCAACAGATAACCCAGGCCCAGGTGGAAACGCAGGGAGTGCACCGGGTGCAAGTCTTACTTATAATGATCCACAACAATTTATTGGTGGTGCTAATCGATTTGGAACAGGGGCAACTCAAGCCGCTGCTCAAACTAATACTACTACAAATGGAGGAGCTGGAGCAGTAATAGTATTTGAAAATGATGAGGGACAATAATTATGGCTGCTAAACTTATTTGTACAAAAGATGCTGGTCCCTTTCCAGTAATTAGAATCTGTGATGATGAGACAGATATGAATCAATCTAATCTTCTTTTATCAAACTACAAAATTTTTGATATTAGTGACTCTGATCTTGTTGCATTAAAAACTGGATCTAAAATAGTTGCAAGTCATGATGGGAGCACAGTAACTTATGAAGATGCTGCAGCAATGATATTTGCAGACGAAGCTCAATTACAAGCCTACATTGCAAATTTTATAAGTAGGATTGATGTATTTTTAGAAAACAATGCAGGTCATGCACAATACGATAAATGGAATAATTATAAAACACAACTTAATAATTTTGATACAAGCGCTCTTTCTTATCCTTTTAGTAAAACTTTAGAAAAACATTTTTCAGATAACTCACAAACATTTTACCATCCCGAACAAGTAATCTAGTCTTTACAATATTTTATAACAGTATATAAAGATTTTAGAGATTATAAAGATTATATTATGTTTGATAAGATTATAGAGTTTTCTACTAATGAAAAATACTATACATTAAAAGAAGATTATCCTACGCCCATAAAATTAAATATACCAGAATGGTATAAAAAATTAACTCATACTATGGATGTTCCAACAGTTAAAGGTTGTATGCCTTTTTTAGACACCTTAACAACGGGTTACTTATTAAAAATACCTCAAGACCTTCATATAAAACACAATGTTTATGATACAGAAACTAACAAACAAGAGGCTTATCAAAGGGCCTCAATACCACCTAATTCCGGAGTAGCTGAATCAGGTATTAATCTTAATATTAATACACAACTTCAAACGCACCCGCCTGAACAGTTGGGAAATAAATGTCCTTTAAATGATAAAAATAAAAATATGCCTTTTCACAAAATTTTAAACCCTTGGACAATAACAACTCCTAAAGGTTATTCTTGTTTATTTGTGTCCCCGTTAAATAATGCAGACGATAGGTTTTCTATCATACCTGGAATTGTTGACACCGATTCATATAAAAAT